ACCAGTAGTTAAGTTGGCTGCATGGCTAACAGCGGAGTACCCAATAATTACATTATAATTACCAGTAGTCATAAAGTCGCCAGCATCTGCGCCGATAACGACATTTTGAACACCTGTGGTGATTCCTATACCTGCGGCACGACCAACTGCTGTGTTGCTTGCGCCTGTGGTGACTGATGCTAAAGCCTGAGATCCCAATCCTGTATTGTATGAAGCTGTACTGTTAGCGGATAAAGTGTTTAAGCCAAGAGCAGTATTTTCAGTTCCTGTGGTGTTTGCTGTTAAAGACTCAGAACCAACTGCGGTGTTGTTACTTGCTGTAGTGTTTGCATCTAAAGCATTACGACCTAGTGCAGTATTTGAAGCTCCTGTGGTGTTTGCGATTAAAGCACTAAAACCCACTGCTGTGTTGTTAGAAGCTGTAGTGTTAGAGTACAAAGCACCTTTACCAAGGGCTACATTGTTAGCACCTGTAGTGTTAAGGGCCAAAGATTCGTAGCCTAACGCAGAGTTAAATCTCCCTGTCGTATTGGTTTTCATTGAGTCTTTACCCACAGCAGTACTAGAATCGCCCGTGGTGTTTGCGTTTAAAGCTAAATAACCTACTCCTGTGTTGTTGGATGCTGTTTGGTTAAAAGTTAAAGAATTAGCACCAAGGGCTGTGTTACTTGCCCCCGTGGTGTTTAATAATAAAGTAGCCTGCCCCACGGCGGTGTTACTAGCGCCTGTCGTTGTTTCTCTACCTGAACTATCGCCTACAAAAGTGTTTGAATCAGCCGTAGTATTAGACTCTCCTGCGTCATAGCCAATGAATGTGTTAAAGTCTCCCGTAGTGTTTTGCATTCCTGAACGCGAACCCACTGATGTCAGTCTCGTACCTGTGGTGTTTGCTAATAAAGCTGACTTACCAACTGCTGTGTTGTTAGATGCAGTAGTATTAGTGTATAAAGCATCTGCGCCCACGGCTACATTTGAAGTACCTGTGGTGTTAAATGTCATAGCCACATGACCCACTGCCGTATTGTTAGATGCTGTGGTGTTGTAGTACAAGGTTTGTAAACCAAGTGCTACGTTTTGACCTCCTGTGGTATTTTGTCTTAAAGAAGTCATACCAAGTGCTGTGTTGTTAGCGCCTGTAGTATTTGCTCCTAATGAGTCATAACCAACTGCTGTGTTGTTTGATGCTGTAGTAATCGCATCACCTGCAAGACCACCGATGAGGGTGTTAAGTGTGCCCGTGGTGACTGCGCCACCTGCGGCGTACCCAACAGCAGTGTTAAATGTTTCTGACCCATCTGTAACATTGAATGCTGCTAACGCACTATTACCTACCGCAACATTTTTATCACCTGCTGTTAAAGCACCTAACGCACTTGTACCCAGCGCAACATTTTGATCGCCCGTAGTGTTTGCATCTAAAGATAAAGCTCCCACGGCTACGTTATTAGCGCCTGTGGTGTTTGCGCTTAAAGAAGAATAGCCAACTGATGTGTTGTTAGATGCAGTTGTGTTAGCGTCACCTGCGGTATAACCTACAAACGTATTATTATCACCCGTAGTAATCGCCGTACCTGCTTCATCGCCTACGACCACGTTGTAGTTGCCGCCAGAGGCTATAGAGTTACCTGCGTTGACACCTGCGCGGAAGTTAGAGGTTCCTGCTGATGCAGTAATTATGTCTGCACCAGTTGCAAAGGTTACATCTGCTGCGAAGTTTGCTGCGCCGTCAACGTCTATAACGTCTAGGTTTGCAGTGCCGTCAATGTCTATATCGCCAGATATGTCTAGTGTAGCTGCGTCAAACTCTCCAGTAATAGTTAAGTTTCTTATGCCTGTGTAGTCTTTATTAGAATCAAGTATAATAGCCTTAGAAGCTACTGCTGTACCTACTGCGGTACTACCAATGTCTAGTGCATTTAGTTCACCTACAACGGCTGTAATGCCGTCTAAGGCGTTTAACTCCGCAGCAGTACTGGTAACGCCATCTAGTATGTTAAGTTCTGCTGTTGTTGACGTAACGCCGTCTAGTAAGTTTATTTCAGTAGCAGTACTAGTGACTCCATCAAGGATATTTAGTTCAGCAGCGGTACTGGTTACACCATCTAGTATATTTAGTTCTGCTGTAGTACTAGTGACTCCATCTAAAAGATTTAATTCAGTAGCAGTACTTGTAACACCGTCAAGGATATTAATCTCTGCTGCTGTAGATGTTACGGCTGTACTGCCAATAGAAAGTGCATCTGTTTCTAAAGTACCATCTATATCTACGTTACCTGAGATGTCTAAAGAAGCAGCAATAATTTCACCACTAGCATTTATAGCACCATTAATATCAATTGTAGTAGCAGCTATTTGTATTTCTGTATCTGCAACAATGTCTAGTTGACCATCAGCACTAGAGTTAATATAGATTGCTGAGTCACGGAACTGTACTTTATCTGTAGTAGTAAGCTCTACGTTTGTACCACTAGTAGTATTTCCAAGTGCTAAGACTTCACCAAAGGTATCTACAGTATCTTGTTGTGCATCTACATAGGCTTTAATAGACTGTTGAGTTGCTAAGGCTGTAGCACTATCAGAAGCCATGTTATCTTCATCTAGTATGTTTGTTACAGTTACAGACCCTGTGCCTGACAAGCCGTCAAACTCTATGTTACCGTCTACATCTACGTTACCTGAAACTGCTAAGTTACCTACTACGTCTACAAGTGTTGCAGTTAATTCAATCTCATCAGTAGCTGCAATATCTAAAACAGTAGCTGAAGGAGCATTGATGTACTGAGAAGTATCATTAAAGAACAAACCTCTTGCATCATTTAACAATAAACCTGCATCAGCTAAGTGTGTTAAGGTTACATCTTGATCATCACCAAAAGCAATAAGAGCACCATCAGCTAAAAATAAATCACTAAACTCTAATGATGTTGAACCTAAAGAAGCACCATCAGAAGCATCAGGAACAAAAGCTGTAGTAGCTGTTATTGTAGTACCTTGTATTGTACTAGAACTTACAATAGTCCCACCTACAGTTACGTTGCCTGTAGTAGTTACTGTGTCAATAAAGGAATCTTTGAAGTATAAACTAGAAGTACCTAGATCTACGTCTGAGTCTGTAACAGGAGCAATCACACCATCTGCAAAGGTTACTTGTGACGTACCGCCAGCAGTAAATGCTAGAGTATCTGCTGCGCTAAAGAATAAGCCAGCATTAGTATCACCTGTGTTTGTTAGAGAAGGAGCACTAGCAGAACCATCTGCAAGGCTTACGATGCCTCCTACAGTTACATTGCCTGTAGTAAGAATAGAATCAATATAAGCATCTTTAAAATATATAGAAGATGTACCTAAGTCCAAATCACTATCAGCGTTAGGAACTAAAGCACCATCTTGAAGAACCATTTGTTTTGCAGTAGCACTAGAAACTTCTACATAAAACTCCCAAGTATTCCCAGAAACTACAATCTTATTAAGAAAGTCTATGTCACCAATCTTAGGAATGTTACCACCTTGTCCAGCAGTACCATCGTGTTTGTGACCAGTAGAGCTATCACTGGATGCAGAGTATGCAAAAGCATTTACAACTTGGTTAAATTCATTGTTAAACAACGCTGATGTAATAGTGTCGCCGTCTGCGAAAGAACTCTGTCTAGTATAATTCTGAGCCATTTATTATCTCCTGCCTGCTGGCATATAATCTATGTAAATACCATTGACAGCATAAGCTGATTTTTGGTCATCACTTGAAATTCTAAAGCTACAACTGTTTCCAGAACCTTCAAGAGTAATACGCTCCATAGGATCTGTAGTTGCACCAAATGTAATTGAACCAAACACAGCAGTACCAAAAATAGCTGGTAGCGCAATAGTAGAAACTGCAAAAGGTTCTGGTTGGGGTATTAAAGGATCTTCATAGTCATATCTAACTCTAAAATTTGGAAGTACCTCACCTTCAGGACTAAAAGAAACTCTTGCATATTTAAGAGTCTTACGTGTACCAACATCACCAAAGTCAAAGTCTGGTGTTTGATATACAGCCGCTATGTTTGTAGCTGCTCCTCCATTATAAAAAGAATTACCATCTAAATGATTATAAATAGAACCATCCTTGTCTCCATGATATACTTTTTCTACACCGTCTTTATCTAAATCAGATACAAATCCTAAAGCCTGTATGCCTAGAGTTTCTGACCAAGCATATCCTTGAGATGTTAATGTACCTATAATGCCTTTAGCTGTAGAAGGACTTTCACCTACCTTACTATAAAATAATCTGTATTGAGATTTACTTCTAAGCACACCGCTAGTTACTATTAAGTTAGAGTCAGCAGCTATTTGAGATATTACTTTTTGAATCTGCCTACTTACAGAGCTTAATTCTACGTCACCAATACGTGCTGTACCTGCAACAGTACGAACACCATCAGGTGCTAAAAATAAAATATCACCACCTATTTCTTGTATGCTTCCACCATCTACGCAACCTACGTTAGTTGTAATAGGTACAATTGCAACAGTACTAGAATTATTTATATTTATAAGTTTGTGAATACTGTTCTTGCAGAATATAATTAAGTCACTACGGAAACTTGCTAGTCCTACTACAGAATCTGAAAGTACAATACTTCCTGCCCCACCACCACTAAAACTATCAATATCATTTGTACCACTGTAATACACAGTATTCTTAGCCGTAGATGCACCAGCAGCTACAAAGTGTTTATCGTGTACTACAGCAAAAGCTGGGCCTACTGTACTGTCTACTGTGATTTCTTTTGCAAAAAAAGTTCTGTCAGTTAATTCGCCTGTCCCTGTCATTTGAAACAAAAAAGGTTCATTTACTCCATCACATATTATTAGTTCACCATAATCAGAAGTACCTTCATAAAGTGCAAAAGTACATCTTCCTTGAGAAGCTCTTGCTACTACTGAACGTCCTGTAAAAGCTGTATAGTTATCTCCACCACTAGCTACACTGCCCTTATTAAGCTGTAACCAAGTTTCTTCACCATTTTGACTAAAGAATATACCTGTGCCTGAACAAACAACAACGCCATCAGCATATACAGCCATGCCAAGAACAGCATTACCGCTATTAGGTTTAGTATCTCCAAAGGGTGAAAAGCCGTCTAAACGTCTGTAGCCACCATCAGGGTCTACTTCAAAGTTTCTGAGGCGTGTAGCAAAACCCGGCTGAGCAAGCATTTCTAGCTGGTTTAAGTTGACGTTTAAGCCACCTTTGCAAGAGTATCCCCAAGGTTGAGACATTAAACAAACCTCACACGGTCATCTTTAAAGTATGCAGGTTCTGGATTCATCAAACGTATCTTCATTAATTTAATACCACGCTTGTAATCTTCTAAAGCAAATGCTGCTGCTTGAGGATTTTCTTTAAACTGATGCATGTAGTATCTAGCTCTTGCAATAAGTACAACTCTATATACATCAGGGAATACTATAGTATCTCCAAAGGCATCTAGTTCTGTAGGTAAATCATAAGCAAAATACCAAATCTTGTAAGGCTTGTCAGGTATAGGACTTAAACCAAAGTTACGTCCATCAGGACTTTTAATCACTCTACGAGGAACTCCATACTGTTGCCCATCTGCATCATCGCTATTTTCCATAGTACGATGATAGTCCTTCCACTCTTCTGTTGTAGTAAATCTAAGATTGCGAGATTCATAAGGAGGAGACTCACCACTCACTCCTACAGTAGTTAAGTAAAAAGTTTCCCATTCAATAGCACCGTAGTCAGTAGTAATACTAGAACTAGCAGGTTTCATCTCATACCAGCGTTGTCCAGCTACAGAGTCTTGACTTACATTACCGTACATAGGGTCTGTAGTACCACTTTCAGCAGCCGCTAAAAAAGGCCATTTAGTTTCTTCTGTAACAATGTCTAAATAAGATCTGTTAATAAGATCTTTGGCATGTTGTTGAATACCAATAGCACTTCCAAAGGTTGAAGAAGTTAAAGCAACTTCATTCATCTCACGCAGAAGCTCATTAGTCAATGTTAAAAAAGTAGCCATTATTTACTTCCCTGCTTTTGCTTTTGCTTTCTTAGATAAGTCTTTCATATGAAATAACTTGACACTTGTTTTACCGTGTGTTTTTCCTGTGTGCAAAGAACCATCAGGCATCTTATGAGTGTTACCTGTAAATTCAGTACCATCTCTTTTATAATGCTTAACGCCTTTCATTAGTAACGCATACTGGCATTCTTACCAGCCAT